CAAGAGTTTCTCCCCTAAACAACGTATTGCAATAGAGTTTATAGCCCTAAATCCATCTGCTACCAAGAAAGAAATAGCCAGTCATGTCGGTGTAACCGATGTTACTATATGGGATTGGCAAAAGAACCCTCATTTTGTTGATGCGGTCTATGATACTTATATGACAAAGTTTGGTTCACAATTGCCATTAGTATTAGAATCTATGATTCGTGAAGCGGTCTCAGGTAATGTTCAAGCTGGCAGATTAGTATTAGAACATAGTGGAAAGTTAGTAAAGAATGTCCATGTCCAAGTAGATAGCCCATTTGAAAAGTTTTTAAAAGCAGAAGTAGACTTTGATGAAGTAGAAGTAATAGATGCGGAAGAAATTGACCTTAAAGAACTGCCCGAAAGAAATCCTGAAAACGATTTCCCTGAAAAGCGTAAAAAGAAAGAAAAAAAGAACCTCCAACAAGCTATTTCAAAAAGTAAAAAGAAAGCCAAGCAATTAAATGCCAGAAAGGAGCGATATCAACTATTAAAACGGGCAAAAGATGTTGGTTTAAAACCACTCCCTCCCGGCAGATGGTCTAAAGGTAAAAAAGAAGCTTGGTTAAACAAACTAAAAAAATTAGAATCTAAATAATCTTGTTCTTTCTTCTAACTGTTCATTCACGGATGATTCACTGAATAATCATGGAACGTTCACTCCTAATAGAATAGAAAAGAATAAAACAGAATAAAATAAAAAAGAAAAGAACAGATATTTAGTCTTTTTTATTTAGTTTAGTTTCCTTTCCTTTACTTTGTGAGTTTCTGACCCGAAAACTAGGGTTTTCTCCAGAAAACTACTTCTTCTTCTTCCGAACCTTCTTCTTCTTAGGTCTTCCCCTCTTTTTTCCGTATGTACCTTTTCCGTATGGCATTATTCACCTCGTATATTTATGACATTATCTATGTCTGTTTCTTCTGGAACTATTTGGCAGTAACAATGTGCTCTGCAAACGCTCCAACCTGTGCCGGGCATACCTCTGAGAGTCCAATTATCCCAAGTATCTACTTCCCCAGCCCTTCCAATACAATCTTTACAATTTTCAACACCATTAGCAACTATCCATCTGTAATTTACGCTTCCCCCCAAATAGAGCTCTCTGCGTGATGCTTGCATAATTCCTCCAACAACTCCTCGCTTAATAGAATTTTTGAGTTCTCCGAAGATTCTGCCGCTGGAGCCAAGGTCTTCGCTAAGAAACCCAACAATTGATTGTTCTGATAACCCAGCTCCCCTAAGTATCTCAATTTGTTGTTTAATTCTTGCATTAAAGACTTGAATCTCCCCATAGAGAACTGTTGTGACCCATCTAACAATTTCTCTATCTCGTCTATCAAGCTTTGAAAATCTGTCTTTTTCATCAGCCATAACTTATAAACAAAGTCTCCATACTTAAATCTTAATTGTTTTTTTAGAACTTTGCATACACTTTTTAAGTTCACTGTCTAATTCTTGTTTTAAAACTTGATATTCTGGTGTATCAAAAAAATCAGGTGGGGTATCAAAATATCTTCTTTGGGGAACACCGTCACCCTCATTGTGATATTCTCCATAAGCAACTGTATTAATAACTAAATTTTTTCTTTTAATAATTCCTCTATATAAATTACCAGTTTCTTTTAAGGGAGGTTGCTGTGGGTTTCCCCTTCTTTTTCTGGAGGCTTTAGTTACTCCTTTTAATGGCTCAAAAGATGAATCGTCATTAATATCTCTTGAAGTATTAATACTGTTTTGTATCATTTGTTTATTTAACAAAGCACACGCAGAAATATGTTTATCGTATGCTTTTTTAGAGCATTCTGATTTTGCTTCAAAATATGGTATTTGTGCTTTTAAATCTTTTATCACGATATATCCTTCATAAATTTTTCTCCAAGCTCTCTTGCGTCAATCAATCGTTCCAAGTTCTGACTGACCGCATTTACCGCTTGTTCTTCCGCCCAAACTAATGGGTCATCCAAAATAGCTTCTATATTACCCTTTAGGGTAATATTAACATCGTTTAATTTATCAAGTTCCTTGGCGAAGTTGATTAAAGAGTCCTTGTTGGTTTCCTTGCTCATTTACTCCTCGATTATCGTCTATTACTTTTTGTGCCTCTTTTAAGGAGAGGTCTTTATTGTCTCTTACCATTAGTTTTGCTTCTGTTGTCAAATTATGAGCTAAATCAAATTCATCTCTCATAATCTGGTCTTGAACTGTCATTGGATACTCAACTTCTCCAAAATCTACAGCAAATTTGTCTGGCAGTTTGATAGAGTTGTACTCCGCAATGGCTTTTTCTACTTGATATAGATTTCTTTCATAGACACGCCACAATTCAATATCATCCACGAAATCCTCATGTCGTTCTAAGTCTTTAATCATCAAGCTAATTCCAGAAGGTACTTCTCCACCAGTTTCTGCCCATGTAACCCATAGGTGGTGGTTCTGTGCTACCATTTCTATCTGAAATTTGACATTGTCAATAACACTCTGAATATCACCACCGGGTGTAGCTATATTGTACGAACCTCCATCACCAAGCATCAATATCTCATCACTTCCTGTTCGTGATACTGGCTTGTCAGATTCAAGGTTTGTCCACGGTTGACCAAACATCTGGAAACGTAAACCAAGTTGCATCTCGGTCATTGTAATGTTGACGTGCTCATTTGCGTTCACAATGTCTGAGCTACCTTCAACATAAAAAGAATCTATCTGATTTTCTCTATGTAAGAAAACAAAAGGCAATGTGCCATAATTATGTGGCTCACTATGCAATACTGCACCTTCTGCATCATAAATTTTAAAATTATTATTATCAAAAAAGGCAAATTGTAATTTTCTAGTATCTTCTGGGTCATTTACAGGAAGATTCATTGGATATACAATTGCTTGTGGGTTAAATGGGTCGCTACCAAAGTATGGGTCAAAATAATAGACAGGTCTATACTCAAAACGCTCTGATTCTGGATTAAACATTACTCGAACAGCAATAGAGCCGACTAAACGAGTCATTCTTTCCAAATGTTTCATCATTACGTCTTTACCATTGGTAAGTTCGTCATATTTTCCATTGACATTGCGTTTTGCACCAATTGTATAAATTCTACTTACCTTATTAATAAATTTCTTAGTAAAATTTGCTTCATAAGGCGGTATTTCACTAAACGACTCTCCAAAGTAGTCATCTATGTACTGCGTAGTCGAAGTACCTGTATAATAGTTTAAATATTTTCTAACTTGCTCTCTCCTAGCTCTCGATTGTAACATTTTAAACTCTTTTAATGAACTAGCGACAATCTCCGCTGGGGTTAACGGTATAAATTCCATAATATTACCTTTTTACTGTTATAATTTCTCTTTGTTTGATTGGAAAGCGATTTATTATAAAATATCTAAACGCATCACACCCGTGGTCGTGATAACCATCTTTTAATGGGTCAGCCTGTAAATGTTTACCTTCTACAGCCTCTGGATAACGATAGTTTTCAAAATCCTCCATAATTCCTGTGCATTTTTCATCAACGTGCACTCGTCTTAGTTTATCAGCACTCTCAAAAAATCCTCTAACATGACTTACTCCTGAAGCTATATTTCTGCTTAATTTGTCCTTTTTAAAACGTATAGCCATGCCATTTCTCCTAAAAATCTCTATGTCTCCTAATCCAGACTGTCCTTGAACATTAGAGCCAGCTGGGTCGCCAAAATATACAAGTACAGAGTATGGTTTTGCTTTAACTTTCTTTGCTAAAGCATCTGTAGCGATATTTCTCTTATGTATAACTTCATCAATAATATTAATATGATTGATTCCACCAGCAGTATATGTTTGCATCCATAAAACGGCTGGCATCCTATATCCAAAATCAATAACGCAGTATGTAGGTAAATTAGGATTGTAAGGAAATGTTCCGCAATCTAACTCTCTTTTAAACGGATATACTCTACCTTCAAATGTAGAAAATTCTCCACCATACTCTTGGTCAAATATTTCTTTTGC